GATATTGTAAAGAAGTTATTGTCCACCTACAAACCTTTCCCACTGGATAAAATCACGAATTTGCCAGGTTCTTTGTTTAAGTTCATTCATAATAGACTCTAAGGCCGTAACCACTTCTTCGTGGTATACCTTCTTTTCTTGGAGTTTGATTAAGTCTCCGTCAGCATCCAAATAAGTTGTGACATCAGACTTGAGTGTGAATTGGAATGGTTCCCAACCATATTCTTCCAATTGTTCTTGTGATAGTTTACCTGTGTAGTATTCCCACTTAACTTTCTTCATGCGTTGGAAGTCAAAGAAGGCCTTCTTAGAGGCAATCTTATGTTTGGTTAGGATTTGTAGGTATTTGCTGTGTAATAATGGTATACGAATCAACTCTTTAGACGGCTCGGTCTGGTCAATTATCGCATCTTTTTCCCAATATTTAAGTATCTGTTCAAGTGTTTCCATAATCTATCCTCAAATAAAAACATTATATCATATATTACTTATGCCGTCAATATTTCGTAGTAGTCGTATCTGAAGCTGGCAGAAGCCGTAATGATATCATCCGCAGATTGTTTGGTATCAAAGTCTATATCAGAAAGACTGGTTGGAAATACGTTGTGGTAGTATATTCTTAGATTAGAATTGTTTAAATTGGTAAGTATTGTCAATGTGGCATCAGAAACGTTGTCACTTGGCTTGGTATTTCTACCATCAAAGCCTTCTGGATTAGCAATCTCATTCATCCATTGTTGAAGTTTCTGCCAAGTTATTAAATCCTCATCCACAATAAAGGTAATATTCAATGGATTATAGGTTAACTTAGTACCAGGCGAATATAGATTAACAAATGGTGTAGACCTAGTTGCATCATCTAATGATATACCAGGTAGATTGGCCATTTGGCAAAAATACTGCATCGCACCAACCCTATCAAAGGTCAATAAGAACTTTGTAGGTTGTAGAAAGTTTGTATTTTGTGGGTTTCTATTACTTGCAGACATTATTATGCACTATACCAAGGTAGTTGTGGGTTAGTTTTAGACCAGTCTGGATTATTTACAAATGCGGTAACCATTGTATTGGCCAATTGTGATTCTAAGTTACTAACTGTATTGGCACCCAAAGTGTTTTGTACACGGGTAATCATGGTATTTTCTGTTAACACCAAAGAATTTTCCAAAGCTGGGTTAGGAAAAGATGTTGTACCGTGATATACCATTGACAGGTTGTTTGCCGAATCGTTGGCAAATACAGACCAATCAGCCGAAGATATGGCCACATTGTTTAGGTTCTGTACAGGTGGTTGAAATTTTAATGCTATAATTTGCCAAGTGTAGTTAACTGACATTTTTATTCCTCTAAGAAAATCATATATTACTATTTAGGAGCTAAAAAAAAGGACCCCGAAGGGTCCTTTTAAATGTCACTCTTAACGGTGACTCCCATACCGAGTGGGATTACATCAAGTTCTTAACACCGAAGATACGGTAGTAAACGTTAGATTGAGAATCTAAACGACCAGTACCTTGTGTTAGGCCTTCTGCAAATGGGTTTGCAACCATGCCGTAACGTGTCTTGAATCCAATTTTTGGTTGGAATGTGTATTGGTCAACTGCACGAACCATTTGCAATGGAACGTATGGGCAGTAGAACAAACCAGCGTCATAAGGAGAAGAACCCTTATAACCAACTGTTACCAATTCTTGGTTAGATGTATAACCACCAAAATATGGGTCGATATACACCTTGATACGACCATGTAACATACCAGCAAATGTGTTACCTGTATCGTCAACTTGCAAGTCAGCTTGTAGAGCTGGTGTGTATGATAATACGCCTGCCATAGCCATTGCAGAAGCAACGTCTGAAGAAACGATTAACACGTTACCTTTACCTCTACGAGTTTGTTTTGCAATAACGTTTGCATCACGTTCGATTTGGAAAATCAAGCCTTTGAAACGTTCAACTGACCAACGACCGTTTGAGTCTGTGTCTAAGTCGAAGAAACCAGGAGTTGTAACACCGTATTGTGCACCCAACTTAGCGTTGTTGTAAATTGTACGGATAACTTCACGGTTAATTTCAGCTAGAATTTCTGTAGACAGAATGTTAGACAATTCTGTTTCAGCATCCAAACCATGGATTGCTTTCAAGTCTTGTGCTAATTCTAGTGAGTATTCAGCTTTCAACGCACGTGATTGAGCAGTTACAGTAACTTTCTCAATTGTGAACGCCATTTGCTGGAATGCTGTGTTAGAATCAGAACCCAAGTATTCAGCGATACTTGTTGGCATTGCAATACCAGTTGTTGTGTTAGCAGAAACTTGGTTTTGGAACGCTGTTGACGTATCTGTTGCAGCTGTACCAGTGAAACCGTATGGGTTAGCAACTGATGTTACACCAGAGAAAGCAGTGTTTGCTTCGTTATAGAAAGCTTCAGAGTAACCAGAACCTGTTGGTGTACCTTGACCTGTATAACGTGCACGCATTGCGAAAATCAAACCTGTTGGACCAGTCATTGGTTGTACACCAGCAACGTCATACGCAATCAAGTTTGGTAGTGAACGGCGAACCAAGCTGATTAAGATTGGGTCAAAGTTACTTACACCACCAGTAACGTTAGTTGGACCAACTTCTGATGTTTCGTTCAATGCTTGGCGGTCTGCCTTCATTGCTTGTTGTTGATTTTCCAAAACAAGTGCTGTAACAGCTTTCTTGTATGGGTCTTTAATGGCTTCCAACTCTGGGTGTTCTAGAACTGGTGCCCATTTTTGTTGTAATTCTTCAGTCATGTACATAGTTATTAACTCCTTAATTTAAATCGGTAAGTTTATTTATTATTTTACCAAAGTCTGTGAAATGGTCTTTGCGTATTGTGCAATTGAAGGGTCAACAGAAACGGATTTCTTGTCTTCTTCAACTTCAACACCTTCGTTCAGAGTAGATGCGTCAGCAACTGTTACGTCAACTTTGAAATAAGATTCTTTAAGTACGTCTAGTTTACCAACGAATTCTTCCTCAGTAGTAAATTCCACACCTTCTGCAAGTGCTTTTAATTTTTCTACTTGAGTCTGAGTTAGGCCTTCACACGCTGCGTAGATAGCCTCAATTTTTTGGTGTTCATTTAATGCTTGTTTTAAAGCAACTGAATCATTGATAGATTCATTTAATTCGGATTCCAAAGATTCAACTTTAGTCATCAATTCTTCCACAACGTTTACTTGTTCGTCAGGAATGTTGATGTAGTGTTCTTTGAATAATTTGTGTAGGTCGGACATGAAGTCTTCTACGATTTCAGATTTCAAACCGTTGTCTACTGCCAATTTGTTTTCTTCGATCCATTGTTCTACCATGTAGTTCAAATATGCATCTACTTTTTCTGCCAATTCGTTCTTAACTTGTTCGATAGCTTCTTCGAATTGTTCTGTCAATTGGTCTTCAACAGCTTCTGTGATTGCTTCGATACGTGAAGAAACAGCAGCTTCAAAAATTGTAGTAGCTTTAACTCTGAAGTCTTCTGATAGTGATTCGCCTTCTAACAATGCGTTTACGTCATCAGAGAAATCAAAAGATTCTGCTGCTGTGTGTGAACCATCATAGTGTTGGAATGTTGCGCCTGGATTTTTCATCATTGTTTGTTTTGCTAATGTAGAACCTTTGCGGTCACGAATTGAATCGTATTGGTTTGCAACTGTTTGTGCTGGGTGCATAATGTCTTTACGTCCCATTGTTTCTTGTGGTTGGCCTTGTGGCTTAGATGCGCCAACACCTTTTTTCTCTGTGCCAACTGGTGGTGTTGCACCTGGAGGTGTTGCAGTTGGAGTACCTTTTAAGTAATCTGGTAACTCATCATTCATTTCTTGTGGATTGTGACCTACGATACCTGCATCGTGTGTGCCGTATGCAGCAGATGTTGGTAATTTGTCGTCGCCAACTTCACCTTTAGGGTGCTTGTCGGAACCACGTTGACCACGTTTCTGTGCAATGTTTGCATCGAAAGTTTCTTTTGAGCCTTCTAGTAATTGCTTAGCGGCGTCTGTT